GCCATGCCAGGTACTAAGGAGTACTATGACTACTGGGACGAACAAAAAGAACGATGCATCCAGGGATATTTAGATATAACAGGATACCACTATTTCTATTTAAACTTCTGCCCCATAGACCGCGTGGTAGACGATTACATGGCAGATGGTACCAAGATCGCAAAAAGAGAAAGAACATTTCCTGCCTTCTACGACGGAGACCACGAGTACTTCACTGCGGTAGACGAGTGCAGAAAAACAAACAAGCACATGGTCGTGCTTAAGGCACGACGTAAAGGTTTCTCTTACAAAGCAGGAGCTATGCTCGCCAGGAACTACTTCCTGATGCGTAACTCTAAGAACTATGTGTTTGCCTCGCAGAAAGAATACCTGATTGGTGATGGGCTTCTGTCTAAAGCCTGGGACTTTCTATCGTTTATAGATGACAACACAGCTTGGACACAGCCTCGCTTGCGTGACAGAGAGATGCACAAGCAGTCCGGGTACAAGAAGAATGTAAACGGGGCAGACGTAGAACTTGGGATGAAGTCCCAAATCATTGGGGTATCTCTGAAAGACAACCCAGACAAAGTACGTGGTAAAGCAGGTGATCTGATATTCTTTGAAGAAGCGGGCTCATTCTCAGGTCTTCTTAAAGCCTGGGAGGTTGCCATGCCTACTATGCGCCAAGGCTCCAAAACACTGGGTACCATGATAGCGTTTGGTACCGGTGGAGAAGAAGGTAGCGGATTTGATGGCATGGAAGAGCTGTTTTACCACCCTGAATCATATGATTGTATGGCATTCGACAACACGTGGGATGCCGGAGCCATGGGAACGACCTGTGGTTATTTTGTACCTATATACCAAAACCTAGACGGTTTTATTGATGAAAATGGAAACTCAGAAAAAGAAGCAGCCAAGAGGCACGAAGAAGAGCAGCGCGAGAAAAAGAAAGGGGCCAACGACCCAAAAGCGCTCGACCAGTACACGGCAGAACACCCGTTCACGCCGCAAGAAGCAACCCTCCAAGTCACAGCCAACCTCTTTGATGTCACGTCTCTTAAAGAGCAGTACAACAAGATTAAAGCGCATGGCCTCCAAAGTGAGGGAACTGCTGGGGTAATGTACCACGACAAAGATGGAAAATCGTCATTCAGACCATCTGGGGAAGTACATCCGGTTTATAAGTTCCCTCACAGAAAAGGGGACAGAACGGAAGGGGCAGTTGTCCTCTACGAATCCCCCTACAGGACAAAAGAAGGAGAGGTCCCACACAACCTCTATCTAATTTGTCATGACCCGTATGCCCAATCCAAGTCGACCAACAATGAGTCGCTTGGTGCGGCATACGTAATTAAACGACCCAATAACCTGTCCAAGCCGGACGATATAATTGTAGCAAGCTATGTCGGTAGACCACAAACACAGGATGAATACAACAGGAATCTATTTATGCTGGCTGAATACTACAACGCAAAAATCGGGTTCGAGAACGACCGTGGAGAGCTTATTGCTTACGCGAAGAGATATCGCAAGCTACATAAGCTACAGGAGGAGTTTGAAATGTTAGACAAGCGAGAGCTTAGATCTAAAAATGTAAAGCGCCAGTACGGCATGCACATGACTGAGCAGCGTAAGCGGCAAGGTGAATTGTATATACGAGACTGGCTAATCACACCCAGGCATACAGACGAAGAAGGGAATGTCACACTTAACCTTCACAAGATCTATGACCCTGCACTATTGCAAGAACTTATCAAGTTTAACCACAAGGGTAACTTTGACCGAGTGATGGCATTTATGGTGGGGATGTATCATACACGAGAGCTATATAATAGAGAGGTAACAGAAATTATCTCAGATAGGTCTCAGGATGACTGGTTCGATAAAATTTATTCGTAACTTACGCGAGATGTACGGACAGGCTAAAATACCGAGACAGCGTATACCGTTGTCTCAGAAAACAAAGAAGTGGAGAGAGGGGTGCGTTGAGGCATATATCGATCTCTCTAAGTTTGGAGTAAGCGAAAGACGGTCTTATCTCAAATCACTTTACGATTACTACAACGGTGTTATTGATGAGCAGGACTACAGGTATGTCTTGAAGCCCTACGGCAAAACAAGACAGAACTTCCCGTCCAAGCTGCGCAACTACCCAATCATCAAGCCTATCATTGACTTGCTACTCGGAGAGAAGGCTAAGCGTCCTCTTAACTACTCTGTGACTGTTAAGAACGGAGATTCCATTTCGCTCAAAGAGCAGGAGAAGAATGATGTGTTGCTTAAGCTTGCCAGTGACATGTTCCTGCGCAACCTTGCACCAGAGGACATGCAAGATGGCGAACCGCCTCAACCTCCTAAGCAATTGATGGAGGAGTTCGATCGTAGCTACGTTGACAGAAGAGCAATCAAAGGCCAGGCTGCAATGAACTACATCATGCAGAATGAGGAGATGAAGCATAAGTTCTCCAAGGGCTTCTTTCACTATCTCGTAACTGGTGAGGTATACTCACACAAAGGTGTGGTCCGCAACGAGCCATTCTATGAAGTGCTCAACCCACTTGACATTGACTACGACAAAGATCCAGACTTGGAGTTCGTAGAAGATGGAGACTGGGCTATGACTCGTAAGTATGCACATGCGTCTACAGTAATCGACATATTTGGTGAGTATCTGACGGACGAGCAGATTCTTGAACTTGAGAATCCTCAACAGGCGTCAGCAGACTCATACCTTCTCTACAGATCAGAAGCCAACGGCAGCGATGAGAACATCTACCGCAACAGGCTCGTAGAGTGCATTACGGTTTACTGGAAGAGCCGTAAGCGTATTGGCTTCCTACAGTATCCAGATCCAATCACAGGTTCGCCTGAGGAAATGGTTGTAGAAGAAGGATTTAGACTTCCTAGAGAGATGAGGGAAATGGGCGCTAAGGTCCGCTATGAGTGGGTAAACGAAGTATGGGAGGGTACGCGTATTGATGGGCGTTTCTACGTCAATATCAATCCCCTGTCCAACCAACGTACATCCCTAGACAACCCTTCCCGCTGCAAGCTCCCAATCAACGGGCGTAAGTACTCTGATATTAACTCAGACAATATCTCCCTTGTTTCTCTAGGTATCCCATTCCAGCTCAACTACAATATCTTCAAGTACCGCATGGAGCTGGCGATTGCACGGTCTAAGGACATCATCGCCCAGTTTGACATCAACATGATTCCTAAGAAGTGGGACATGGACAAGTTCATGTACTTCGTGGAGGGTACAGGTATTGCATGGGTTGACTACAATAAAGAGGGTATCCAACTTTCACCACAGCACCAGTCTGTGCTTGACATGTCGATCAAGACTATAGCACAGTACCTACAGCTGCTGGAATCTATACAACTAGAGTGGGAGAAGATATCAGGTGTAAACAGACAACGCCAAGGCGGCATCGGACCCTATGAAGGAAAAGCAGCATCCCAACAAGCAATTGTTCAGTCATCGCACATTACGGAAGATCTTTTCCGCAAATTCGCAAGATTTGAGCAGCGCGAACTCCAAGGCCTTCTGGATTATTCTAAGGAAGCATGGGTTAACGGAAAGAAAGGCATGTACGTCATGCCCGACAACACCATAGAAATGCTCGACATCGACTCAATCCAATACATGGAAAGTGAGTACGGTGTCTTTGTATCTGACGCTGGTAGAGATCAAGACAAGCTTGAACAAGCTAGAGCTCTTGGTCAGTCCATGGTACAGAACGGTGTGCCCGCATCTGCGGTTCTTGACATGTTCGATACAGAGAACTACGCTGGTCTTAAGGCTAAGATTGAGAAGGCTGAGAAAGCTCAGAAGGAACTGCAGCTTGCTCAAGAGCGTGCTAAGAAAGAACAACTCGACAAACAACAACAACTGCAACAACAGCAGATGGAAATGGATAGAGTTGAGAAAGACAAAGACAGGCAGGTTGAAATCGAGAAAGCACTGATTGCCGCAGAGTCTAGAGACTCCAACAACAAGCTTGAGCTTGATATGGAGAAGATGATGCGAGACTTTGAGATAAAAGAGAAAGAAATACAACTCAAAGAAGAAGCTCTCAGGAAGGAAGGTGATACTATACCTAACGGAGTATGACAAACGCTCAGCGCAGGCAGATAGTAGATAAGGCTAAAGCTGAGGGATACCAGGGTAGCTATGTAGACCTGTTCAAACAGGCTATACAGAATCCTGCTGTAGTACAACACGGCACACAGCAAAGCGTCGATGGGTTGAGACCAGCTCATCAAGCCGGGAATACGGATGCGTCTATGGCCTTCACAGACGTTCCTCCTAATACCCCATTCAACACGGTTGGCATGAAGAAGCCAATCGATATTAAGAAGTACGATCGGCAGGGACACCTAGTCAAGTCCTATGAGTCCGTACCTCCCGGCATCAAATCATTGAATACAGGACCTAGCCATGGGACTGTAGTAGAAACACCTGCACGTATGCAGGAAGGCGGACCAAGAGTGCCAGCTTTGTCTGATGCTGAAATGAGTTTGAAAATTATTCAAGAAGCTAATGCTGGTAATCCTGCAGCGAGGAGAATGAGATCAGATTATGGGCAGAGAATATTTTTAGACGGAGAGATACACCCCTCTACCCATTACACGGCAAGTTTTGATAATCGCGCAGTTCCCCTAGTTCAAGAAGATTACATAGGAGGACCGCTCCGATACGATGAAAATCCTGCACCAAGCAAAGCAGATTTTAAATTTGATACTCCTGAACAAGCAAACTACTTTTCTGAAAATTATAAGCAAGCATCTGCTGCAAAAGCATTTACCAAATACGGTCTCCGTTTTGGGGGAGTGCGATATAATAATAGCAGATATAGAAAATAATTTTATATTTGAGTAAACCATAACACTAAATACATTTGCACAATGGCAGACCAAAACGACAAGCTAGCTTTTGATTCTATCTCGTTCGCAGACGTGATAGGAGACGGAGCCCCAGGATTGGAAACAGTCGAAGAAGCACCTCAAGATGTTGAGGCAGCGGAACCAGAAATTGAAAACGAATTAGACGAAGATATTCGTGAGCGAGGCGACGAAGATTATGAAGACGGTGTTGATGAATCATACGAAGAAGAATATGAGGAGAAGACCGTTGAAGATGAATTCGAGGAAGACGTTGCAGAAGACGTCACCATCGCCGATCAAATCTCTAATGTTCTAGGATTTGAAATGGAAACACAGTACGACGATACTGTGGAAGGGCTTACGAACTATGTCAGGGACATCTCTCAAGAAATTGCAGAAGACCAGATCCAGGATCTGTTCGAACAGTTTCCAGAAGTCCAACGTCATCTTGACTACATGCTCAACGGCGGAGAGTCAGATAAGTTCTTTGAAGCACACAACCCAAGTGCAGACTACAACAACTTTACTTTAACTGAGAATGATTCTATGTCTCAGAAAGTAATTCTTCAACAATACTTCCAACTCAAAGGACACGACAACGAGTTCATTAATGAGATGTTGGAGGATTATGAAGATTCAGGCAAGTTGTACTCTAAGGCAAACATTGCCAAAGACTCTCTCGCACAATACCAAGCGCAGCAGCGTGAGGAGATGCTGCAGCAGCAACAAGCTCAGTTCGAAGAGCAAGAAAAAGAAAGAGAACAGTTTTGGGATGGTGTAGCTAACACTCTAGAAGAGGGTGGAGAGTTTGCAGGTATTCGTATACCAGACAGAGACAAGGCAAACTTCTTCGACTACATCTCTGCACCTGTGGATGACAATGGTAGGACTCAACGTGACATTGATTACAATGATGCGGACATGGACATCAAGCTGGCTATTGACTACTTGATGTTTAGTGGGTTCAACCTTACAGATATTATAGAAACTAAAGCTAAGACTGCTAGTGCACGCAACCTGCGTGATCGCATTGTCTCCAATCAGGAGCGTGTGAAGAGCGCAAAAGGTGCACAGCGTCGAAAGCAACAAGCATTTGATCCAGATCAGCTGGACATAAACGCGCTTCTTGGTTAAGCAATATAAATTTTAAAAATATACAATCATGGCTTTGATGCAAGTACTTAAATCGTACTACAATGACTCGCAGATGACCGACACTAATTCGTTGGTCAATGCCCTGATGGAGAAGCCCGAAGAGCTCTCTCCCATCATTACGCACTTGGCCGGACGTGAAGAAAAGAAGTTTCCGCTTTCTTTCTTGACTGAGGGGGTTGGCAACACGCGCTCGATCGATCGTTACGAGTACGAGTACCGTGTCAAGACCCATGAAGTCAACGTTCGACCAGTAATTCGTGTGGCTTCGAACAGTTCTCTTACTGATATTGGGTCTAAGGGCTCAACCTTTAAGGTGGTGTTCCCCGACAAATGGTTCATCTTCCCATACACCCTCGTTTCTCAAGAAGGAAACTTGG